CTACGATGCCAAAAGTTCAAGAGGCTTGGTATGGTAAAGGATGGAATGATTAAATGACTCAAACCAAATTTGCAACAGTAACAAAAACAGTTGATCTCTCTAAAAAAGGTATTTTCCAAGCTCAGTTGGATTATAACAAAGAGAGTATTCAAGTTATTTATGTTACTCCCTTTGCGTCCCACCCTATAAATTCTAATTACTATAGGTATACTGGATTTACAGCCATACCAACTCTTGGAACTAGAATACTAGTTAATAAGTTTGAGGAAGGAAATTACTGGTACTATGCAGGTGCCCCGACATACAAAGAAGGCGATAATTTTTTAAATGTCCCTGGGGGAACTGCGGGTGGGAGTATCGCAGTAAATCTTTTTGAGAGGGTTTTATTAAGTAGTAGGTTAGACAAACTTATTAGCTCCCCAGAGAACTTTGGTGTGTATTCACATAATATGTTTCCAGAGAAGTATGGCTTACAAAGTCCAGAGGGTGGGCAAGTAGTCATAAGTGATTCCCATAATAGAAAAGAACGAGACTTATTTACTGCATTAATCAGCAAGACCCAAAAGAAGATAGGTGGGTACGATTCTGAAGGAACCATGCTAATGAAGAATGAGCATGGAGACGGTATCCAAATAACCTCAGAGTATTACAAGGGAGTTCATGGGGTTAGAAGTACCAGAATGGAATGCGATGGTAATCTAGTTAACAAAAGCCATAATGGGGAGATGTTACATAAAGTATGCTCTGGGGGAAGGAGACTCCAAATAGTTAATGAGGCTGAAAAAGATTATAATAAAGGTAATGTGTCCACAGATAATGATGTTGGATCAGTTAATATCCTTAGTAAGCATAATGATGTTACCATAAAAGTTACTGAGAAAAGGGTAGATGAGGGAAGGAGGATATTTATAGACGCTAGTGAATCTACTGGCCTAATATCCATAAAGGCTGGGGGTGGAGGAGTGGAGATTTTCAGTGCGGGACCCATAGATATTAATACCACTGGAGATTTCAACGTAAATGCTGGTGGGAACATAAATATGAAGGGTAATAATATTCATTTAAACCCCAATTTCGATTTCGGTAAGACACAACCTACCAAAGATAATCAAGAGGAAGCAAAGGATTCTATATAATGGGAATAAATTATAATCCAAACATGTTGAACGATCCCCTAGGGGGAATCGCTATGGAGTATGGAGTCCCTAGTTGTATGGTAGATCTAGCTAAAAATGTTCTATCTCTACTTCCTGGGGATGTTTTAGGTGGTGTATCAAGAGGGATAGCGGAGGGCGAGAATGCTGCTAGAAATGCTATGGCTTCTATATTTGAGGATATTCATGATGCTATAGGCATATTAGAGTACGACTCACAGACGGGCAAGCTTAGTTTATTTGGCGACTCATCTAGACATGGTGCAGACAGTACATTGGGGGATTCTTTAGGGGAGCTTGGAGAACTTATTGGGTTTGTAGCGGGTGCTGCTGGTGCCATTTATCAGGCTGGTCAGGATATAATGGATCAGATAGAAGCTATAGAAAACTGTTTGCAGGATTTTCATGACTGGATGGATCGTAGTGAAAATAAAGGAAAATTTCAAGATGCCAATACCGCTCAACAGCAAATTGCTGGTAGTATAGGCCAGTTTAACATTTATAAATCTCAAGCATCCGCAGCTAAAGACTTCCTAGATAGAGCAGCAATTACACAGGGAGCAATCGCTGAAATTTTTGCGGAAAGAGTACAGAATCCTGACCTCATTCCTGTATTTACAGAAGGAGATCCTCCTGTTGCACCTGAACAGCCTATATTCAGGTTAGATTTCGGTCCACCTAAGGCCAAGAGGGGACAATACCTTTTATCTGTTGATGGTCTTTACTATGATTCACAGGAAAGAGACTACGCTGGGGGATCTGAAGTACCAACAACAGATGATTTAGAGTTTGTACCCGCACAAGATAGATGGATGTTAGATCATACCCCTAATTTAGGTGGAAGGGGAACTTCTTATTCAATTAAACAACTGAATTCTTATGTGGATACCCTTTTTGACCTAGATGTTATTGATGATTCAACATCTTTACAGAATTACTATGACGCTGATCACTTTTTACAAGTTCTTAAGACTCACAGGAACCAAGCGGTTGATTTTGTTAATAAGAATATAGTAACAATACTAAATTCTGGCTACAAGAAAGATTCTGCTATCTATGTAAACTATGTTCAGCAATTAAAATCAGAGAACAGTTTATTTCTTAATAAAATTAATAAAAGAAAGAAGCAGATTGAAGTAGCGGTTAAAGCTCCCGATCTATTTGGTTCCTCTGATGTATTTTCCGTAGGAAATGTACCTATTAATGATTTTTCATATCTAAGTTCTATTAACTTGGATGTGGAGATGGACAAGCAAAGAAATTTGGTGTTTGATCATGGTGAAGTTAGTGGTGTTGTCCTTCCTATTAAGCCATTATTCGCTAGATCAGATGGATCTATGCAGAAAGTCGTACTTACTCCATTGGAGGTGGCAGAGCAGGGAGTTGCAAGTCTATTAGACGGAGAAGAGGTGTCTGAGACTCCATATGTACTTTCTTTAGTAAGTAATATTACTACAGATAATTTAATAGCTGTGTATAACTTTGCAGATGTTAATATACAAGTTCCAGACTCAACTACTTACAATACTTTAAATTGTACTGCGAAAGGAACAGAGAATAGAGCGCAAACTGTATCTACTAACCCAAATTACTTATTCCAGAAGGGATTAGCTATTCCATACCTAACGGGAGTAACTAGATTAACTAAAGAAAACGCTTATTACGAATTTGATGGGGAAGATTATGATACTTATCCTTATTTAGTGGGGGATGCGGGTAATTATGTGAAATTACCTGATACTCAAGACTATCAAAACCTTTTCTATAATAACTTAGGATGTTCCATAGATGTGTGGACCTATATCCCAGGATTATTCCAGGAAGAGGGTGGTTGGTGGGAACATCCTTTTTCTACAAGTGCATGGGACTTTAATTTTAGCTCTACCGAAGGTAAGTGGTGTGATGCACATTATTACAGAGTTCTTTTAGGATGTGAGAATACTGGAGGTACGATGACCCCAGTAAACCAGTCTCAAGTCTTTGTTGATAGATCTTCTGAAACTGTGCGAGGGATGCTTATGGGCTTTAGTAGAGAGCCTAGAATGTATTATGATGGAAGTGCTGTACTTCCTGGTTCAACTGATCTTAACCCAAGAGAGTTCTTTGGATGGTCTTTAAGTGGTGTAGTTGGACCCAATACTTTTAACTACGATAAGGGTAGTGCGGGGGTGTGGGTTGTTTCTGGTGATAGTATTAATGCTATTCCTGCTGCTGTTCGTCAAGCTAGTGGAACATTTCAGATTAGCGATGACTCCGATAAAACTATTGAGTACACTATTACGGAAGCTGGAGATGGTTATCCAGCTAGTTCTCATGATGCTTGCTGCATATTGTGGACATCTGGTGAGCGTTCGCCTTTTGGTGGTTCAATCGCCTTTCCTCCTGTTGTCCATAGCGGAACATTAGGAATATCTTACTTTGATACTGTACTGAAGAATAGAAAATTAGAGATAGGAGCAGGTTCCAGCGTGTTCTTTATAGCCCCAACTCAGTCTTATATAAGTCCGAGAGGTAGTAACGATATTTCAAGTACTGTTGGGTTTGTTAGAAACTCATTATGTCCTGTAGATGATGAGCCCATAATGAGATTTATGGTATCAACTAAGGAGATAGTGGAGGGGGTAGCTTTAAGTTCTATATCAACTAATTTTGTTAATTTACAGATTACATTTGATGTAGAAAACGATTTAATTACTTTATATGTGAATGGAGTTAAGTTTAAGACTCAAAGTATATCTTCTACCTTCGGAACCAATCCTAAGGAAGCTCCTCAAGTACCTTCCTTTATGATACCAAAAACTTATAGTACTAGTAGTTTTTATTACTCCAAGAGTACTGTAAACCAGACATCTTCCACATCTCTGTTTGATAATGGACCTGATAATTATGGATTCTTTACTCCTTGGATTGTTGGGGGTGGGTGGACAGATGGGAGACCTGTGAATTTAGCAACTTCCTCAGGGGGATTCTTAGACCCTGGTGCAGGTATGATTAGTTCTTATAATGGGTATGTAGGAAGTTTAAAATTCTATCGTAAACCTCTAAATAAAACTGAGGTGATTACTAATTACAATGCTCAAAGAGTATTTTTTGAGAATATAGATGTTTAATTATGGTTCTTTACGGAAAAATAGCAAGTAACTTAGCAAGAAAAGAGGTTATAGAAGCCCCTAAGGAGAAGTTAGTTGGGCTTACTTGGCCCACAGGACTTAATCCTAAAGCACCTTACTTTACTAAAAACTCTAGTTTAGCGTTAATTCGTAGCCAAGTTATTCAGTTCCTTAGGACTTCTAAAGGGGAACGAGTAATGCTTCCAAATTTTGGTGCATCATTAAAAGATTTTATATTTGAGCCTCTTTCTAGGGACATGGCTAGTGTAATGGCTACTAATATCATTGATGGGATGGCTTTATATGCCCCAAATATAGTTATTAGGCGAATAAGATTCTTTCAAAGTGATAATTTAACAGGGTTTGGTCTTCCTGGGATTAAAGTTGAGATGGATATATCTCCACGTAACAATACAGAAATTATAAATATAAAGGTTAACATATGAGCGACCCATTTTCAAGCCAGCCTGTACCGTTTACTGATGTAGGTTCAGATTTTTTAAAGCTGGTTAATATACCAGACTCTATCAAAGATAATTATATAGATTATGAAGCTACTGATTTTGCTAGTATGCGTCAAGGTATTATAAATTATATTCAAGCTGTATATCCATTAGATTACAATAACTTCGCAGAATCGGATCTAGGCATGATGCTTATAGAGGTAGTTGCTTATATGGGAGCAGTATTATCCCTAAAAGCTGATATGTTAGCTAATGAAAATTTTATTTCTACTGCGAAAGATCGAGATAGTGTGAGGAAGTTATTTGAATTAGTGGGTGTTTCCATGAAAGGGCCTACTTCTGCTCAGGCTACTGCGGATATATCTGTAAATGGTGTTGATGAGTTGGTAGCAGATTTAACACTATCCCCATCAGAAAGAGTATTTACGGTAGTTTCTCCCGAGGATGGGGAGTCTTCTACATATACTTTGTACAAAATATCAAATGGTCAGATAGGAGACCCAGAAAGTAATGCTTCTGTTACTTATACTTCTTCTTTATTAACCTCTTCTACGGGGGTTTATTCAGAAGTGGTATTATTGGAGGGGGCATTTGCTGTAGAGAGTGGACAATTCTCTGATGTTGATGTGTTTAAATCTATTTCATTAACGGAAGCTCCTGTTATTCAGAACAGCGCACAAGTTTATATAAGTTCTCCTTCTTTACCTAAAGCAGATGGTGTGTATAAAGCAGTTGATAACTTATATCAAGCCTCTTCTACAGATGATAAAGTATTCCAAGTTGTTTACTCTGATGATTATAAGGCTCGTATTATTTTTGGGGATGGAAATAATGGAGTATCCCCTCCTCCTGGGTCTGTATACACCATAACTTATAGAGTTGGTGGTGGTAGTAGAGGTAATACTCCTGACAGTTATATAAATGCTGTGGGGACTGGAACTTATAATGAGGTAGCAGACCAAGGAATACGAGTCGTTCAAATGTCTATGGCTACTGGTGGGACAGACGCAGAGACGGTGGAAAAGGCTAAAAGGTATGCTCCACTAACCTTTAGAAGGCAGGATAGGCTAGTTTCCTTGGAGGACTACACAGCGTTTGCTAATAGATTTATATCTTCTGCTGGGGCAGCAGGGAAAGGTACAGCCTCTTTGAGGAAGGCATTTAGCTCTGCTAATGTTATAGACTTATTTATTTTAGAGAGTGCAACGGATATACAACTTCAAAAGGCTTCTATATCATTTAAAAATGATTTATTGGCTGCCATAGATCTTAAAAAGATGATTACTGATGATGTAGTAGTTAACGATGGTTTAATAAGAACAGTAGACTTAATTATTACAGCTAATGTAGATAAAAGATTTGAAGGTATTGAAGGAACTATAACGCCACAAATAGCTAGAAAAGTTCAAAATTATTTCTTATCTACTAATAGAGATTTTGGCGAGCCTTTAATATTGGCTGATTTGAATAGAGAAATTTTTGAGTTGTCGGATGTAAGGTATTCAAGTATTGATAATTTGAATGATGATATACATATTGAGTTTAATGAAATAATCCAGTTAAATAACTTAGTTATAAATATTAATTTAGTGTAATGACAACAAATAGATTTTACAAAAGAAATTATAAGGATGCTTTAGATTATATTATACCTGAAGTATATTTTACTCAAGATCTTACTTTAAGTGGCACCCAACCTGACGCTATCGACAGTATTATAAATAGCCATATAAACTTTTGTGTAAACCAACCTACTATACTTTCCATTTCTGCGGCAGGAACATTTTCTAGTATAAATGAAGTATCCTCTTTGTCTAGATGGTTTATCCCACAAAATAAGATTAATAATCTGACCGCTAAAGAGTTTGAGATACAGATACTACATCCTTTAGGGATATGCATGGGAGACTTAAATGGTATGCAATGTACCTACTACTCTTGTCCTGGTAATGAATGTAATACTAATTTCTCAGGAGTACCTTATACTAATATTGTTAATGTGTTTAAGGATACTTTATTCCCTAAAATAATTCTTAACTCTGATTCCTTACAGACTACTACATCTGGTGCATTCAGTACTACTCCTGGAGGAACACATGAATATCTAATTAATAGATTAGGGTGGATATATTTCTTAAATACTGCTTCAGCAGGGGACGCTTCCAGCTACATAGCAAGCTCTCTAGCGGATATGTATGTATCTGGTACTAACTTTTCAGTGAAGGATGGTATTAAGGGTCTATCTTATTATGTATATAATAATTGGCCTTCTCTATCTAGTACTTATCCTGGACTTCTTCCTAGTGATTATACTTCAGGTACAACTACTTATGTAAGTGGAACCCAACCTCTAGACAGGCTTCACACTCTTATAGATGTTATCTACTCTGATCAGTATTCTAATAAAGATGATACTTATGTTCGTGATGCTTTTGATGATTATGTAGCTAATTCCACATTACTGACTGGAAGGGAAAGGGCAGGACCATTCAGCAAATTTATAAAGGGGGTATCTTATTCTTTTTTTGATACTAGAGATGAGGTAGAGAGGTTAGAGTCTTTATATGATATAGAAAATTGTCCACCTAGACTTCTGAAGTATGTTGCTGATCTAATTGGGTGGGATCTTAAAGGAAGTAATCCAGAGGGTTGGAGAAGACAGTTACTATTTGCGACTACACTTTACAAACAAAGAGGCACCAAGAAAGGTTTATATAATGCTATAACTACGGTACTTCCTGGGGTAGAGCTTGAGGAGTCTAGTATATCAGAGTTTTATGAATCTTATATTCCTTATTTGGCTTATTATTTATTAAATACAGATAGTGCATTATTTGAATCTTTAAGTACTTGGACCCAGGAAGAAGCCTTTAAGTATACAGGGGGGGAATACGATCCTGCTAGTTTGGATAATAATGTAAGAATTGTTATTGATCATATGATGCTTAAAGCAGTGACTAGATTCCCTGAGCTATTCTATGTAAAGAACTTTAAGTTTGATTTAACTAATCCAGATTTTGTATTCTTTTATAGGGGAAGATCTTTTAGTATACCACCCTGGGAAGAAGAAAAGTTTTATATGGATTGTGAATCTACTCCTTCATTTTTACAATTCATAAAGAATGAACTTATTTGTTTAGGGGTATCCTATGAGCATGCTACTAATTTTTATAATTATGCAGCAAATAATATATCACAAAAAAACTTAGATACTAGATTTTACAATAACGGGTTACTGTTTTTTACGAGTTCTATAAACTTACCTCCAAATGAGTCTACGATATTAGATAATTATAAGGTAGAGAAGTATAAATATCTTCCTTTATGGAATGCTAAATCCTCACACTTCAATGTAAGTGTATCATCAGGATCTTTTACAGACAGCTTCTTTAACTCTACAATTTACACTAAGCAAGATTTTTTCCAATCCTTATCTATAGTTGATGAATTCTCGCCAGCTAAGTCCATACCTAGAACCCATGTAGATTTACAGCAAGTAGAGACTTTAAGTGCTATTACATTTAACTGTCCTAGTGTTAGATATTTACTATATGATATATCTTTATCTGGATTCCCAGGGTCTGTGCAATCTTCTGGGGTTGATATACGAAACATTCCTTACGCTGTGGGTGGAGATTTTCCAACCCCAGATAATTCTAGTAGAGCTAGAAATGATCATACTAATCTACCCGTATACAAAAGAGATTTTGTAGATAGTCCTGGAGATTTCTCTCAGTTAGCGGGTTCTTCAGTTAGTGCTGTTCCTTTAACACAAGTAGATAGAACTAATGTTAGAAGGAGAGATTTTTCTAAAACTCTTCAGAAAGGTGGATGGTACACTAGGACTGGGCGAAACATGCCTTCCTATTTCAACACTAGTTCTCAAGGTGCAGACACAGAGTTTGCTCCCCTAGGGTTTGTAAATATACTTTACAAATATAATCCTGTTATCAATCCGTATGATTTAGATGAAGTAAGTGGTTATCCGCATGAGCTTAATGTTTGGAGTCCTTGCTGGACTTTAAATTCTGACAAGGAAATGAGTGGTATTTATGCTTCCTCTACTTTTGATATAAGGGGGTCTTCTGCTTTAGTATCTTCAACCTGTGATAGTTATGTTAGAAGAGAGCGCACACCTGAGTTCCAGCGTGTACTCCATAAACTTTTAGATAAAAAATATGAAGCGGAGGCTAGAGCTATCTACGCAGAGAACAAATCTTTACTAGATACCTCTGCTTATTTAGATCCTATAGCTTCGTTAAAGAATATCCTTTGGAGTAATGGTAGTGATGATACTTCTGAAATTTATAATTTTATTTTGGGTAATAGAAGATTTAGTAGAGACTCTATAGATGGTATGCATAAAATGTTTAAGGATTATATAGATTACTTTACTAATACTGGTATAGGTAATGGGTTATTAGACACTTATACTGATGGTGGTGCCAATATACTATCTCATGTATACGGCCCATTATTCCTCAATGGTCGGTTTACTCTTGACGGATCCGCTCTGGATGCAACCGTAAGTTCTACATTAGAGGCAACTACCATGGCTACAGAGAATCCCTTTTCTATATCTGATGTATCTTCTTTAAATAATATAACAGCTTCAAGTGTACAAGATATGCCAGTAGAGAAGACAGAGTTTAGAAATCCTTACATACTATCAGGAATGGAGTTTACGGATTTCCCTGATAGCACTTCTAAGTTTTCTTTTATTAATCTGGACGATACTAATGCTTCGGTAGATAGAGATAACTATGTTATTAACAATCCTTTAGTGGTCGTAGATACTAAGAACTCATTTCCCAGACTAAGATTTAATCTTAAGGATTATGGGGCTAACGAAAATTTCCTAATCCCAGAAAGAGATTTTAAGTTGTCAGTGAACGCGGCCATAGGAACTAAAAACTCTGATATTTTAGGTGGGGGTAATATAGGAGCTTGGATACACACAGATGTAGAAGATGATTATCATGGTAATAAAGTATTTTGGAACTTTATGCCCGATGGGTCCTGGCGAAAGTTAGATGCAGCTATATTACAAACTAAAGGAGCAGTTAATTATGTTAAGCAATATTTAACTCATTCTTTGGATTATTCAGATCAGTATACTATAGCTACAGACCCATGCCCAGCGTTTACTTCGGATAAAGATGTTATTGTAAGTATGCAAGAAGAGGATTTTATTACTCGTTCTGTAGACTTTAATACTAGAAATATAAAAATTAAAGTTCCGTACTCTTACTTTAAAGCTAAGAATCAAGTACATAGAACGTCTCAAAATTACATAGTTGAAGTATTTAGTTATGACAACACAGCACTGGATAAGTTTATTATCTTTGATTATGTCTCTGTAGTAGATATTCGTCAGTCTTCAAGAGATATTGTTAAGCATCCAATTACATACAATACCTATTCATTACCTAATACAGTATTAGACGATTTAACTTTCTTGGATAGTAAAGGTAATGTGTTACCAGAAGGGACAAATCTAGATTCTGATTCTAATGGAAATATATCTACCTCTTCTGGGGATAAAGTTACTACTATAGTTGCCCAATCCCCAGGGCAAATACAATCTTTGGGTATTTTATATGATCAGATGACAATACAAAATCCTTATTCCTGGGTAATTGATGATTCTTCTAATGTAGTTAGGTTTGAAGAATATCTATATGATGGGGTATTTTCGGTAGGAGCTTCAGGTACAGTGATTCCTTCATCTATAATACTAGAGGGTAAGGCTAAAGGTTCTAATGTAACTATTAGTGAAGTAGCTAGTATATCATTAGATGGAGAAGAGATACTAGCTATATTAAGAGAGTTCAATAGATTACAAACTAACTTAGGAGCTAGAGATAAAACTATAAATGCTCCTTTATATGGACCAGAAGGTGGAAGTAGAATAAATTATAGAGTTGCTCCTATTTGGGCACAAAATGGTGGGGTAACACAGTTTGAATCAGGTAACTCCAGACAATACTCTGATATAACGGTAGAAAACTAATGAAAGGCATAGTAGAAATTTACGGAACTACAGAAGAGGGAAGAAAGGATCTTCTTTATTCTGATGATAATATGACAACAGTTGGGTTCTCTGAGAATATAGTTGATATGTTAACTACTCCGTCTTCTATACAGTACCCTACCGCACTCAACAGCGCAGCTTTAGATTCTTCTAATTATACTATACAAGCATTTTCTATGTCTAAAGGGAAGGATCAGTTTAAAACTAATCAACACGCTTACTCCACTGACAACCTGCTACATAATTCAGACTTAGACGATACCTCTGGGTGGACCTTAACCAATGTTACACTGACTAAAAATTCTGTAGAGGGAGACACTTTTAATAGTAGTGGGCATTTATTAAACGCTGATACTAGTTCTGGTTCTTTGTCCCAGGCGATACTGTATGATGGTACAGATGGAGCCTTTGGGGCACCTTATTTTAGTGGAACAGATTTTGTATTTGGTGTAGATGTAAAATTAAATAGAGGTGATCCTCCTGTTCAGGTTTCTGGCACTACTAATGAGTACACAGGGTATTCTCAAATAGCTCTTAGTTCTTGTAATAATTTATTCCAAACTAGTATTAAATGGGATAATAGGGGTGTAGCTGTATTAGATGATACTGTTGGGTGGACTTCCTCCTTAGCAGGTATTAAGGATATTGGAGGAGGATGGTATAGAGTATTTGTTCATGGTTTATATGCTAGTGGGGGATCTACACATCCAACTACAGCATATATCTATCCATCTGTGGGGGAATCCGCAGATGCTTTAGTAGATACTACTACTTATCCTGTAACAGGAGGTGCGGGATCTATTTACATAAATAGACCACAATTAGAATTAGGTACTCACCCTACTAATTATGTGAAAACATCTTCTTTCCTCACCAGAGATAATACTTTAGCGTACTCTAGATTAAATTCCACCGCTCCTTATGGAACTTTTACCGATGCTAAGGGTGATAAGGTAGCTTTCAAGTACTATGTGGTTAGCGGTTCGGGTGGGCAGACCCTAAGTGGCCTGTACGGCTCCTCTGTGTCCGACCTGGGCGTTTCTGCGTATATACCCAATCCCACCACCTTAATCCCAGCAGCGCACCCAGAGGACACTGAGCTAACTCTAGGGGCAATTACCCCAGTTGAGGAGGCTTTTGGAGTTCAAATAACTAAAGGTCAGAATAGTGCAGTTCAAAACTTAGGAGACTCCTTGTATGTAAGTTCTTTTGATTCTTCTTGGTCTTACAGCAGTAAGTACACACCTGTATTTGGTAGACATTTAAGTTATGTTGGAACTTTTGTTGTGAGTGGTGATGTATTATCTTCTGGAGTATCGGCAACTGCTCCTGCTGCATCTTTAGTTTACTTCGTATCTGCTTATGACGAAAATGGATTAGCTAACCCGTTATCAAGTACTCCTTTATATCAGGGAATATGTCAGGGAAGTAATGTTCGTTGCAGCATGGATGCGTATGGGTATTGGATCATGCATAGAAATGGAGAAGGTTATCTACCTACCGATTATTCTTTTGGTGGTCCACAGAACAAATGCAGAGTGGAAGCGGAATTGGATTTTTCTTCTACTGGAGAAATACAGTATCATATGAGAATGGTAAATATGTCGGGTCATGACGCAACTAGTTGGGTGGTATATGGAGGGCATAATTCTGATTCTGTCTTACTAAATATTTTCGGTGGAGTAAATGTTATAGGTTTGTGGGGACTAGATTTAAAGAAAATTAAAGAAGATAACATAGGAGCATTTCCTCCCTACCTAGCTAAGTTCCAGCATCAGAGGATGGACCAAGATGGAACAGCTTACCCAACTAGAAGATATAAACTATACAGTAAAAAGGTATTAACAGATAATATAATGAAGAATGAAGGCTTGGGTACATCGGCTGGTATATTCGGTGATTATTTGAACCTAGACTTGTACTGGAAGGTTAAATTCATATGAGAGGTAAATTAAATATACAGAGGGTGGATAGGACTACTGGTGAAAGAGAAGTGGTTTATGAAGCTTACAACCAGATAACTCAAGGTATCAAACACGCTTTTGTTAATGTGCTTACAGGTACAGGATCTGATAAAGTAGAGGACTATAAGTTCAGATACTTCCAGTTAGGAGATCAGAAGTACGATTTAAGTAATTATAATGTTTCAGCAGATATAACTGATGCGTCCTTAAAATCTAAATTCTGGACCATTAAAAGTCCTTTGACGAAAGCAGCTTACGGTATTAACAGTAAAATGGGAGTTACTAATTTAAATCTTTTTGCTGTGGGTTCCGTGCTTCCTGTTGACGACACCACTGTTATTGATAATTTTGTAGATCCCCCAGACGCAACTAATATGGTACATGATTACTCTAATAATTTTGGGTGGCCGTCTGATGGGGTTGATCTTAATAGAGGGAATCAATTATCTAGAATGCCTACTGTTTGGGATTCTGGTTGTGCAGATGCATGGGAGCCTTTACCAGAAAATAAAAATATATCACCATTGTCTGCACATGCGGATTACGATATGTCTGGGCCTGGATTTACTGCCCCAACTTATAGAGTATCCTATACCTCAAGTAGAGATCTTATACAAGATGATGGTGTCTCTCCCGAGTTTACGGAGTCCTGTATTAAACCTGGATTTGGATATGTATTCAAAGGTGGGGTTAACGCTGGTAAAAGTATGGGT